AAAAGGAGAATGTCTATTATGGCTGGAAAACAAATTGTTTGGGATAAAACTTCTGAACGTCTATACCGTACTGGTGTTGACCGTGTAGTTCTTTTCCCGCAAAATAATGCAAATGGAACTTACGGAATTGGTGTTGGTTGGAACGGTATTACTAAAATCTCTGAATCTCCAGACGGTGGTGATACTACTACAATCTACGCTAACAATAACATCTACCTTAATCTTGTTGCTAAAGAAAACTTCAAAGGTTCTATCTCAGCATACACTTATCCTAAAGAATGGGAATTGTGTGATGGATCTGCTTCAGTTCTAGCTGGAGGTGCTACTGCGGTTAAAGGTCTTCGTGTTACAGGTCAAACTCGCACTCCATTTGGTCTAGCTTACCGTACTCTTATCGGTAACGACACTCAAGGTACGGATTACGGCTATGAACTTCACTTGGTGTACAACGCTACTGCTGGTGTATCTTCTCAAGATTACCAAACAGTAAACGATTCACCAGAAGCTCTTGAGCTTTCATGGGACTTCTCTACTCTTCCTGTAGATGTACCAGGTGCTAAACCATCTGCTCACTTGGTGATTTCATCATTGACTGCAGACGCTACTAAACTTAAAGCTCTTGAAACTAAACTTTATGGTACAGAGACTGCTGATCCAGTGCTTCCTCTTCCACAAGAAGTAATTACTATTCTTGGCGGAATTGGCGGATAGTTTATTCTATAAAGTGGGATAGGGGTGTGGAACTGCTATACGGATCATAGGCAGCACTTTATAGACTATAGTTTCATTTAAGAAAGGAAAATCAAAATGATTAAACAACACATTAAATTCTATGATATTATTGAGGATAAAGAAGTAGAAAAAGACTTTTACTTCCATTTGAACAAAGCTGAAATTATTCGTATCTTGTCTCGTGCTGGTGAAGTTGATTGGGAAACTTATGTTCGCAACATTCTAGAGAGCAACGATCCAGATAAAATTCTCAACTTGTTTGAATCAATCATACACGATGCTGTTGGACAACGTACTACAGAAGGACTCTTTGTTAAAACTAAAGATTTTCGTGACGCATTTATTGCATCTGAAGCCTATGGCGAATTGTTTGTTAAATTCCTAAGTGAAGAAGCATTTGCGCAAAAATTCTGGCAATCTATTATTGCAGAAGGTAAATCAACAAATAATATGAAAGTGATTTCTGCATCTAAAGATAATAGTAAACAACGTCGTAATAGCAATCGAGGAAAAAAATCAAAATCATAAATCATAGTATTTAAGGAGGTAGTGGTATGTTGGAAATTATTCCATACGAACCAAACGAAATGTTTGACGAAGAAAGTAATAAATTCGTTAAGGTCCGTAGTAATGAGAGAATCTTTCATTTCGAACATTCTTTAGCCGCTATTTCTAAGTGGGAAGCTAAGTATCGCAAACCATTCCTATCAAATAAAACGATTACACCCGAACAATTAATCGACTATATTTGTATGATGAACCTTGACGACAACTTTAACCCAAACGTGCTAGCACCTGAAAATATTACTGAAATTACAGAATACATGTCTGATGTTAATCCAACAGCTACTGTAATATCAAGTACCGACGATAATAATCGCAACTCGAGAACGATTATGACTAGTGAAGTAATCTATGCATGGATGGCTAATGCCGGAATTCCTTTTGAATGTGATCAATGGAATATTAATAGATTACTCGTGCTAGTTTCAGTAATTAGTGAGTTTAATAAACCACGTAAGCAGATGTCTGAAGCTGAAATATTACGTCGACAACATGAAATTAACCAGAAGCGTTTAACCGCTATGGAAAATCAAAATAAAGAAGGAGAATAAATGAAAATCAACGTCGTTTCCAAAGGAGGCAATACGAAAGGGTTGATGAGTATTTTAGATAATTATTCTTCTGTTAAGCTTAAACCAACATTTCAATCCGTTGGTGAAGCAGGTCTAAAACAGTTAGTCGATGATACTCCAGTCCGAAGTGGTAAAACAGCTAATTCGTGGAGTATGGATATTACGGAAACTAAAAACAATTTAGACCTTATTTATAGTAATTCAAATACTATTTCAGATGGTACTCCTCTTGTTGTATTAATCAAGCAAGGACACGGAACACGTAATGGTGGATATGTTCCTCCAAACGATTTTATAACTCCTATTGTAGATAAGGCCGCTAAAGATCTTAGCAAAAAGATAGGAGGTAAATAATGGCGTCTGAAGTAGTTGAAAAGAAAATTATTCAATTAGGATTAGACAAGAAAGAATTGACTACTGGATTACAGAAAGCTATGTCCGAAGTTGACAGTTTTACTTCTAAATTAAAAGGAATTAATACTACAGCTTTCGAGAACATTAAGTCTTCTGTATCCAGCATGTCTTCTTCTTTTTCTAAACTTACAGACCACATTCCTGTTGTCTCTTCTCTAAAACAGCATATTACTAATTTAGGTAAGAGTTCAGAAGAAGCGGCAGTGGGATTATCTCAGATAAATCAAAATGGTAACTTCCAAGCGATTATATCTGGTTCAGGTAATGCTGCCAAAGGTGTTGAACAAATTAGTGAAGCAACCGTAAACGTTGGAAATAAGTTCTCTATTCTTGAGGGGGCCGCCTCTGTAGCTTTAGGTAATATTGCTTCTAAAGCGATTACCACAGCAGCGTCAATTATTAATAAATGGACATTTGCTCCTATTATCCAAGGTTATCAAGAATATGAACGAGAACTTGATTCAACTCGTATTTTAGTAAGTGCATTAGGTGAGGGTGAAAGCGACCATATTACTGCAGTAATGCGTGATTTGGAACAATATGCCAAGACTACTCGTTATTCATCACAAGAAATGAATGCCGCTACAGCACAATTTGTAAATGCTGGTATCGGTTTGGATGAATCTGCTACTGCCTTAAAAGGTTGGGGTAACTTGGCTGCATCAGCCTCAGCATCAACTTCTGATTTCAACAATACACTTCAAACCTCTGTTGAACAAGCCTTACAAATGGGCTATATGAATATGCAAAACTGGAGACAAATCCAGAATGCAAATATGGCTACTAAGAAGTTTAAGGATACTATTATTCAAACTGCTTTAGCGCAAGGTGATGTTACTGGAGAAATTCAAGGCGCGATTGATGCGTATGGAGAACTTAATGACCAAGCGGTTAACTATTTGTTTAACGAACGATTAACTGAGGGTAAGTGGTTTACCAATGATGTTATGATGTCAGCTTTGACTGAATATGCTAACGACCCAGAAATGATGAAACAAGCAGCATCTTTATACACATTTAAAGAAGCTCTTGAAGCAACTGAAGAATCAGTATCAGATGCTTGGTCTAAATTCTGGATTGAAGTAGTTGGTAAAGGCGATGAAGCCGTTGCTATTTGGACGCCTGTTGGTGAAATTATGCAAAATGTAGTTTCATTCATTCCAAATACTATGACCGAAATAGCTAAAGTATTTAACCAACTTCAAGGTCGTACTCATGTTATTGAGACTTTTAAAGCTGCTTGGGAGAAACTCGGTCTTGTCTTTAATAGTTTTAAAGATACGTTTAAGAATGTATTTCCTAGCTCACAAATCAAGATAGCTGAAGGAATTATTAACTTATTTGACCGACTTAAAGAAAAGATAATAGGATGTAATATTAGCACCGACAGTCTAAACCAAATATTTACTGCCTTCTGGCGTATAGTCAAAATAGGTATGAATCTTATTGGTGGGTTAGCTAAGTTATTAGACCTTCTTATCCCAGACCACCTACTACAAATGGGTATTGATTTAATATCTATTTTTGCTAGATTATTTAATACTTTATATGATGGACTGGCTATCTTAAAAGATAGCATTAATTTATCACATATAAGCAAAATATTCCAATCTATACAGGATACTGTTGGTAATTTCTGGACATTCTTTGCTACTCTATTAGGAGATATAATTGAGAAGACTGGTACATTCACTTCTACACTCGTGAAAACAAGCGCTCAGTTTATTGGTGACCACTGGAAAAGTCTGTTGGCTCCAATAGTTCTAGTCGGAAGTGCTATTCAAGACGTTGTCAAAATAGTTTCTGCTGTATGGGATGAGATTGACCACACATTCGGTATTATGGACCGAATCAAAGGGATTGGCAACATATTTACAGACTTACTCTTTGGTCCTGCAGCCTATGCTGACGAAATAGGTGGTGTATCTGACGCTATGGAACGTAATGTTCCTTTGACTGAACGTTTAGGTACCGGAGTAGATGGTCTAGCTGGTAAATTATCTGTCGCAACCGCTAATCTCAAAATGAATGCTGAAGCAATTGCAAATAGTAATAGTCCTATAAAAACACTTACTTCTAAATTTAAGAGTTTAGGAACTGGAATAACTAGCTTCTTTAATTTTGGAGATTTTATTGCTGGTCTTAAAGGTGTTGGTACTGAATCTGATGTGCTCACAACAAAAATGGGGCAATTAGGTGACTTCATTAATAAACATTTACGTATTGATTGGGAAAATATGATTTCTTCATTTAAGAACCAGTCTTTGTCATTAGGTAGTGTTATAGGAACTGTTACTGGATGGATTAAAGAATTTGCTTCTAACTTAGATTTTTCTTCTAAAGCAGAGTTTATTAAATCAGTATTCGTTGGTATTGGTGAAACATTCAAAAATATTGGTGATACTGTAGGCGGTGCAGTTGGTGCTATTGGTGATGGACTAACTAAACTAGGAAATTGGATTTTAGAATTTGCTGGAAGTAAAACTCTATCAAATATTATCCAAGCAGGTACTTTACTAACGTTCATCAATCTTCTTAAGAAATTCGGTAATATTGCCACATCATTTAGTAAAATACCTAATAGTATTGCTGATTTACTATCAGATGTAGGCGGAGTTCTTAAATCTTATCAAAAAGAAATTAAAGCTAAGTCTATTCGAGAAATTGCAACAGCATTACTTCTTTTGTCGGGTGCCTTATTTGTGATTGCTACAATCCCAACTAATAAATTACTTTCTGCTGTTACAACCCTTGCAGCTATGGCTACAATTCTTGTAGGGGCATATACAACAATAAAACTTGCTCAAAAGAAATTTGGAGGTTCATCTTCTGAAGGTATTATGGGTAATGTTGTAGATGCTCTTGGTCTTGGGGAAGTTAATACGCTCATGAAGAAAATTGGTAATGCAACTATGCTCGTAGCAATGGCTACTAGTCTATTACTGATTATTAAACCATTCAAGGATCTTGCAGCTATGGACTGGGGATCAATTCTACATGGTGTAACTGCTATGGGTCTTGTGCTTACTGAAATAGTTGGCGCTACATGGATATCAGGATTGTCTAAAGCTAATATTGGTACCGCTGCTACTATATATGCTTTTGGTAAGGTATTAAAAGCATGTGTAGATATAATGAAACCACTTGGCGAAATGGACTCTAGTGTGTATAATAATGGTTTACTCAAAATGGCTGGTATCGCTGCTATTATTGCAGGTTCTGTTGCTATTATGAGCGGTAAGTTTTCATTCTTTAAAACAGGTATGGCTAATATCGAATGGGGTAAAGTTAACTTTGGTACAGCTATTACAATATTATCATTATCTAGAGCTATTCGTGATATTATTGATAGTTTTGCTATTATCAATCAATATTCAACTTCAGAAATAGATAATGCTTCTAATGTTATTCAAAAGATTGCAGTATCTATTAGAAACGCTATCATGTTAATGAGTGCAACACTTACTATAGGTACTGGTGGAAATACAGGTTCATTCAAAGTTTTTAATAAAGAGTTATTCTCTGGTATTCCACAAATGGGTCTGAAATTCTCTACTGGTAATACTAAATGGAGTCTTGCGGCTACTATAATGTCGTTTACATTTGCTATTAAATCTATTATTAAGAGCTTTGAAGAAATTAATAAATTATCCACTGATGAAATTGACAGAGGTATAGATACCGTAAATCGTATAATAATGGCTTACTCAAAATGGCTGGTATCGCNNTAAATCGTATTATGCGTTCGTTAACTCTTGCTATCGCTGCTATGTCGTTTAGTGCTAATTTAACTTTACCTGGTGGATTTAAAGCCAGCGTTGGTACAGGCGGTATGAATTGGGCTCAATCGTTAGGTATCGCTACATTTGTTACAGGTCTTTTATTCTTAACTGACCAGTTAGATGATTTGGCTGCGATTGATCCTAAACGATTAGAATCTGCAACTAATGCTATTACGACTATATCTAACCAATTAGGCTATTTGTTTGTAGCAATGAATTTGGGTGCTTTAGCCCAAAACCTCGCGGGTACAAATGTAAATACGTTAGTCTCTACTATT